AGCTATCTTTCCTAATTCAACTTCGATAACAGCCTGTATATCTTGATGCGAATCTTCACCAATACCTACAGGATTTGTAAGCAATATTTCCACATTTGCTATATGTTTATTAATCATACCCATATAATAGGTTCTAGCTGCTCCAATTAACATTTCTCTCATAATTTTACTCCTTTCTAAAAATTTTTCTTTATATAAAGCCCGTCAGAGGGGTGAAACACACCCTCCGAAGGGTAACATACCTGACTTATGACGCTTCTATGTCTACGACTTCACAAACTCCAGCAAAGCAGGCTAACTCTTTTGAGCCTGTTGTTGTGTCTTCTTTTTCAAAATCTATGAGCCTAGACCAGTCTATAGCTTGTGGCATCTCTTTTATTAGCTCCTCATACTTTTCTTTAGTAATTTTTTGATAAGGTGCTTGTGCATATGTGTGATCACTGTGTGGTAAAAAACTAATTCCTGATACATCATCAAAATTTCTATATACCCATGCACCAACTTCTAGCCAATCATCTTCTTTTACAGAGATTGTAACAGATGGTTTGTGTTCACACCAATATTTTTGGTAAGTCATCCATGTATTTAACTGATCAATTGCACTAAGCTCTGTCTCTGCTCCTTCAGGTGCTTTCATTGGAAAGCTAAATACTGTTGTGCTATCAGGCTTCATAACATCAGGTTCATTTGGAATATTACTATAAATCATAAACTGTGTTAGTGGGTCTTTGTTATCACCACGAACAGTACGAATATAATACTCGCTATGTCTAGTATGTATGCCACTTGCACTATCGACAAGCTGAGAAACTGTACCACTAGGTTTGACACAAGTGATTGCAGTTGATTGAGGTATACCCAAAGACTTTGCATATTGTTTGTTTGTTTCAATTGCTTTCTCCTTTAACTTTTCTAAGATACCACCTACGTATGTTTCATCAAAAACCATTTGACCATCTTCTAGATATATCATGTTATAGCTATTTAATAATTTATTATCCATGATACCTGTCAATGATACTCCAAGTAATCTTTCCTCTTCTGTATTCTTTCGCCATTGTGACCGTAGATACTTGAAGTCTGTAAGTGTAGATTGAAGTGTTCCAAGAATAGTAGCCATCTCAACTTTTTCTAAAAGTGTTTCTTCAGTATCTTCTGCTCTTACAACAACTTCAGATAAGTTACAGAACTGATATGGTCTAAGAATAATTTCACTGCAAGGATTACAACCAAAAGCGTAGTTAGCATCTCGTCTACCATTTTTTTCTGCTTGTTTAACGGCAGACTTACGATTAAATATACCACGTTCTCCTGATTTACTTTCTACAAGTGCTAACCATTCACGCATAAATGTTTCCATACTAATCTTACCTTTGTATGCAATACTATTATTAGCTAATGCACGTTGACCTTCGTTCTCCCACCATTGACCTGATTTAGCATATCGCATTTGATCATCACCTAAATTAGATAGACTGATAAGTGCTGATCGTCTAACACCACCTACTACAACTACTTCACCTATTTTGCACATAATATCGTGACATTCAATAGGATATAGTCTTCTACCTGCAGCATTTTTAAATGTACTAATACAAAATTTATATAAGTCTATTAATGGTTCAGGACCTGATGCTCTACCACCAAATGTTTTAAGTCTAGCACCTGCAGGTCTAACATCCTCAACATCAAGTTCAGGAACTTGTCCTACATATAACATAGCTATTAATTCACGTAATGCTTTTGCCCAACCTGAACGTGAATCACCTACTTTGATTACTGTAGTGCTGTCTTCAAAGTGTTCGTTAACAATAGGAAGTTTATCTACATTTTCTCTTTCAACAGAGAAACCAACACCTGTACCACACATAAGTATGTACATACATTCATCAAATGCACGAGGGCTATCAACAGGTAAATATGAACAGTTGTATCCTGCAACATGACATCTATCAAGTGCTTTACCTGCTGTCATTAATGCTCTCATACTTGGCATAACATCTAAATTAACAATACTTTTAAATATTCTATCTTGTAGTTCTAAAGATAAATCTAATTTATGTGCTTTAGAAACATGAGATACCATATATTTTACATATCGATCTACAGTTTCTTCCCATTCTTCTCTTCTATTTTCTTCGGGTATCCAACGAGCATACCTAGATAAAGCTATAAACTTTTGATAGTCTGTTGGTAGTTCCTTTATATTTTCTTTCATTTAATCCTCCTGTGTTACTTTTATTTTTTTAATCTCTACTCCATACACGTCATGTATTAAGTCTTGCATGGTATCTTCAAATTCTTCTGCTATGTTTCCGTCAGAAGGTAGAGGGTACTCCTCTGTGTCTACTTCTAATACCAACATCATTCTAAGTTTTACCATCTGTTATCTCTATTAGTTTAGATAGATACCATTGTGCTTTTTTCAAGTCTTCAGCACCATTTTTGTATCTATATCTCCATAAGTATTTAATAATATTACCTTGTAAATAATATTGAAATCCTTCGTCTGTTGCTGCTTCAATAGCATCAATACATTCTATACCACGTTGATTGTAATGTGGTGGATGATTTACCATATCTTTTTTTGTTTCATGCATAGTTTCACCTTTCTCAAAATCTACTAACTCTTTAATTGTTGCTGCCATTATGCTTTGCCTTTAGTTGTTGAAGACCAATCTAATTTTATAACATTGTCATTTACATCAGACACTATTAACTTATCTTCTTTTGGTCTATTTAAATCATACTCTTTTACAAAAGCATCTAGTTTATGTGTTAAGTCACTATCTTCTTCCATCATAGGTATTATACTACACATTAGTTTACATAAATGAAATACATGATTATAATCTGTATTATTTAATGGACTTTTTTCTGATGATGTTATATCTACAGCAACTTGACCTGTCCAATGATTAGCATTATCTATAATAGGTCTTAAAGATATAATAAAATCTTCTGTGTTAAATGTTCGACTATATGTATTATTATTTTCCATAATTATCTCCTTTTTATTTTTTGTTGTTTAAACTTTATAAATTTATTATGTTTATTTTTACCTTTTTCTTTTAGCCAATCTTCAGGTATAATTCTATCATAGTACCTAAATTCATATTTGATGCACCACTCTGCATATGAGGACTTAGCACCTTTGCGTAATTTTCTTTTACTGTTAGTAAATACAAATCTAATATCTAAATCAGGATGTTGTTTTTTTATACATAGATGCTTTCTTCTATCTGCTACTGTAAATATACCCTTTGTTTCAATTATAATTCCATTATTTAAAACAAAGTCTGGAGTATAGGTGCGATATGCAAGGTCTTCCCATTCTATTTTTATTTTTTCATATAAAAATTTTATCTTGTGGTATTTTAAATACTCAGCAACGGCATCTTCCAAACCACTCCTATACCCATTTTTACGTGCTATTTGGGTAGCACTATATGCTGACATCTATAACCAATAACGTACAGTAGAGCCATAGTCATAACCAAGTGCTTTCATTTCATCACGCACTAGTTTTTCAGCTTCTTTCTTTTGCTCTATGGCATGACGTAAACCTTCTGTTCTACGTTCACGATATTCTTTTTTAAGTTCAAAGAGTTCTTTTTCTTTTTCCTTAATCATATCAGCCATGTCATCTATTTTTATACTTGTCATAAATTACTCTCCTTTCTTAATTCAATATACTGAACCATCTTTGGTTCTTTAGCTTTAGACATTTGTGATGGTAATTCTTGTAAGCTATCCCAACAAGAATGTCTGTAGTCACAAAATGTACAATTTTTATTTAAAACTTTATTACCTGTAGCTTTACCTCTAAAATATTCAAGTTCAGGTTCAAAGCATCTAACAAGGTCTTTACTTTCTACTGCAGCAATAGTGTCTTTCATTTTATCTATTTCATCATTTACTTTTAATCCGTTGGCAGATATATATTTAAAATCACCATTTGATTTATTTACTACCCACCAACCACCGACTTTAGTATTTGTAGCCTTTGCATAACCAGCAAGTTGACCTACATACCCAAAGCCGTCATTTTCATGTAATGACTCAAAGGAATCAAATTTATATTTGTATGACCAATTAGATGCAGATTTTATATCATCAACCTTTCCATCTATTATTAAATCATATGTTCCTGTAATAGAATCTTTGCCTACTTGTAAAGTAACCTTATCAGAGTTTTTAAATTCTACATTTGCTTCTTTTAACAACCCTTTAAATATAGCTTCTACAATATCACCTATCATCATATTCATTACAAATGTCGTAGGTTTTGGTAATGCTTTTTCGGGATGATTCTTTTCAAACCATAGTTGACATGACGGTCTTCCTATACTCGACATTCGTAATGCAAATTTTCTTTTCTCCTTGTTGTTGAATTGACGGTGCAAAGCATCTTTAATATCATTTGCTATTTGCTCAATCGTATTTTCCCCCATAGAAACACTACCTTGAACAGCATTTGTAAGATACTTATGCACAGCCAACTCTGCTTGATGTTGCATTAGGATACTTCCTCACCTGATTCAATGTCAATAAAATCATCTACAACATCTTTGTCTACCTGTTTCATATTATTTTTACTCTTGTACTCCCACTCTTTTACAATAATATCATTGCAAACTTGAATGAAGTCTAAAAATAATGAAAAAGATTTTTGGTCATCCTCACTTAACTTAATAGGTTTGGATAAATCTAATTCAGCAACAGGTAAATAATAAGAAATTGAACTATTACCTTTACTATTCCCTTTTATAGAGGACATATTAATATTATACTGTGGTAACAGTTGTTTCATTTCTGTTAGTTTAGCAAAAGGAACTCCCATTAATTTAAAAGCTTCTCTGTTATCTACTTCCCATATAAAAGGAACTTCATCTTGCTTTATCTTTTTGCCTTTATCATCCATTGGATTATTTAAAGTTACTAAACCTAATACTACACGTACTCTTCTTATTTCTTTTATAAGTTTTTGTGTTGCTTCGGGTAAGCTTTTAAAGTCTTGAATATATCCTGCGGGTTTACCACAATTAAAACCTCCCATATTATCTTTTAGGTCTATGTTTAAATTATCTGCCATGACGGTTTTACAGTAATCGCCTTTCTTATCTCCCTCTTTTACATTTGTATATTGTATCCATCTTTTATACATAAATCTCTGTGCAAAGGGTCTAATTGTAACTGTATTACTATATATGTATTCACCACTTGTTAGCTCTAATCTATAAGAACCTGCTTTTATAACTTCTACATTTGCAGTTTCACCGTCTACTACTTTCTCTCCCATGATACCAGAATGTATCATTTTTAAACGTGGAAGATTATTTTTTTTCTCCTTTGGTTGTTCTGCAACCATGCCCATAGCTTGTGCCATAGCTGCATAATTATTTGTATCAATTAAACTTACTTCATTATTCATAAATAAATTCTCCTTTTCTAGTAGTTTGTCAGTTGTATCACATTATGTCCTTCGTGTCAAGCCAATTATTACCTATTTTTGCTTCTAATAATAAAGGAACATTAATTTTTATATTAAACTGTTTATTTATTATGTCTGTCATATTGTCATTGACACTGCTTATAACGTCAATAACTTGTTGTATTTCATTAGGATGAACATCAATTACGATTGAGTCATGTACAGTATTTACAATACATGATTTTAAATCTTTTAATCTGTCATCTATTTCCATCAATATAACTGGAACTATATCTGCTGTAGCAAAAGATTGTACAGGAAAGTTTTTTATCTGTGTAAAGTAGCTTACCTTACCATTGCCAAGTCT